GAAGTTAGCGATTCACAGAAGAGAAAGTGGAAAAGAACCATGAAAACGGAGGTATTTAGAGGAATGGTTAGAGAAGAACTGGTTAAATTGCTTACTGAACATGGTATGACAGAGGATTATACGCTTAATCTACTAGAAGAAACCATACAATTAGCAAAATCAAAAAAAGATGTCACGAATCTTATGAGGGGTATAGAGAATTTGCAGGATATGCATGGTATGAAAGAAAAGCATCTTGTTAAAACTACTGATAAGATAGAAGCGCATAGTGCTACTGAGCTTATTGATGACATTGTAAAAGAAGAAAAGTCTTTATTAGCACAACGTACAACTGAATCTACTGAAGATTAATGGACTACGAAGAGCTTTACGCTAAGAAACAATCCTTAAAGAAGTTAAAGGATAACATGGCACTGTTTGGAAGAATCTGCTTCCCTACCGCCCTCCGTAAAGCAACCCCTCCGTTCCATATAAATATATATGGGGCCCTTCGAAACGATGACGACAAGAGAGTATTAATAGCTGCCCCTAGAGGAACGGCTAAGAGTACTGTTACTACTCTCATTTACCCTTTATACAGGACTGCTTTTAAAGCATCTGACGAAGGGCTGTTTATTGTCATTATCTCTGAGTCACAGGCTCAGTCTATTAACTTCTTATCTAGAATAAAGTATCACTTAATCAATAGCGAAAAGTTCAAGGCTTTATTCGGAGACATGGGACCAACAACAGCGACTAGATGGACTAACACTGATATTGTACTTGCTAATGGTACTCGTATGGTAGCAGTTGGTACTGGTCAAAGAGTTAGGGGATTCCTAGAAGGAGATACCCGTCCTAATCTAATTATAGTAGATGACTTTGAATCTGAGCTAAATGCTTATACACCAGAGGCTAGAGCTAAAAACAGAAAGTGGGTTACTGAGGCTGTTATACCCTCACTATCAGATGATGGTAAGATAGCAATGATTGGTACAGTAATCTCTGAAGATTGCTTTTTATACTGGGCTAAAGAGTCTTCATCTTGGAAGTGCTTATGGTATAGCATATGGGATGAAGAAGAAAAGAGTATATGGCCTGAGCGATTCCCAAGAGAAAGAATACTGCAGATTAAGTCAGAGTTTGAGGCAGTAGGAAACTTAAATGGATTCTATCAAGAATACATGAATATAGCTCAATCTCCTGATAATGCACCATTCAAGCCTGACTGGATACAGTTGCATCATTACGACTTTGAGAGAATTAACGGCCAGAATTGTCTGGTAAGAGAGGTAGAAAGTGAAAGAAAAATTATCCCTATTGAAGTCTATAGTGGCGTTGACCCCGCTAGTTCTTTGGCGTCTCATGCAGACTTCTTTGTCATTACTACTATCGGGATTGACAGTAATAACAATAGGTATATCTTGGATTGTTATAGAAAGCGCATCTCGCCTGCGGAACAGCCTGATGTCATTATTGAAACGTTTAAGAAGTTTAGACCCAAAAGAATGAAGATTGAAACTGTTGGTTATCAGGAAGCATTGCGTACTGCTACTAAAGAGTTAATGCTTAAGAATAACCTGTACATACCTGGGTTAGAGAAAGGTGTTAAGCCTAGGAATAGAAAAAGTGAAAGACTATTATCTTTAGTGCCTATGTTTGCAAAGAAACAGTTTTTCTTTAGACCTGAAGATATGATACCACAGCAAGAGTTCCTTTCTTATCCAAAAGGAAAGCACGATGATGTAATGGATAGCGTTTGGACAGCACTAGAGGGTTCAAAGCCTTGTAGAAAGAAAAGTTTTGACCCTGAAAAGAAACAAAAAGATAGTATTACAAAAAAAGTACTTGACTGGATGATACAATAACAACTAAATTACTTCGATGGCCTACGACCAAAATAACAAAAAAGACAAAGCCCAAGAAACACGAGACCTCTTTAAAAAGTACAGCCTAAACCGAGAAACATGGGCTAAACATGCACAAGAGGACGATGAGTTTCGTCTGGGAAAACAATGGACTGCAGAACAGAGACGAGTGCTCGAGTCGAGAGGACAAGCTCCTATTGTAGTCAATAGAATACACCCTGCTGTAGAAGCAGCTAAATCTATGATAACCGCTAACAGACCTTCCTTTAGATGTTCGCCTAGAGAGGACTCAGATAGAAAAGTAGCAAATGTTATGTCTGCTTTATTGTCGTATATGTACGATATATCTGACGGAAGGACTGTTATAAGAAATGTAGTCGATGATTACTATGTTAAAGGATTGGGTTATATTAATGTTTACCAAGACCCTATGATGGACATGGGTAAAGGTGAAGTATGCATGCATGACGTTGACCCGCTCGATGTATATGTAGACCCTAACTCTAGACATAGAATGTTTGATGATGCAGAGAATATTATAGTATCTAGATTATACACTAGAGACCAAGCTAAAAAGCTTTATCCTATGTATGAAAAGGCTATTGCTAATGCTTCTCAAGAAGAGTTTGATACAGACAGGCCTACAACTGACAGGGAAGACGATGGAATAGCATCATTCCCAGAAGATACAGTTACTCAGACATATTCTAACCCATGGGGTGAAAATGATGAGTATATCAGAGGCTATGAAAGATATTACAAGAAAATGGTTAATAGGTACAGAATATTTGAAAAGTTTTCTGGTAAAGAAGATTTATTAGAAGCAGATGAGTTTAACGCTTATGTGCAAGTACCAGCATGGGTTATTAATGGTAACCCTATATTAGACGAGCAAAAAGCTATGGAGCTAATAAAGCAGCTTGAAATGCAATTAGCACAACAGTATGATATAATTGCACAAGAAGCTCTTAGTCAAGGTATTAAAGTAGAAGACCTTCCAGAGCCTCCAAAGCTAGACGTTAAAAAAGTAAATGTAGACTTTCTTATAAAGAATGGCTTTATTGAAGTAGCACAAACTCAAGTACAGAGAGTTCATATGTGCGTTATAATGGGTGATAAGCTATTATACGAAAGAGAGCTACCAACTGAGCACTATCCAATTGTACCATTTGCAAACATTCACACTAGAACACCGTATCCAGTATCTGATGTTAGAATGGTAAAGAATATGCAAGAGTATATAAACAAGACCAGGTCGCTAATAGTAGCACATGCTACTACAGCTACCAATGTTAAGATTCTAGTTCCCGAGGGTAGTGTGGATATGAAAGACTTTGAAGAGAAGTGGGCGCAGCCAGGAGTAGCAATATCTGTAGATATGGATAACGGTGCACCTATGCCTGTACAGCCACTGCCTCTTCCTAATGAATTATACCAAAACGAGATAACTGCTAAAAATGATATTGACCATCAGTTAGGACTATACGAAATGATGATGGGTAACACACAAGCAGCTCCACAAACATATAAGGCTACTATTAGCCTTGATGAATTTGGTCAAAGAAAAATTAAATCTAAATTAGCTGACATTGAAGCTGGCTTAACTAGGGTAGCCCAAGTAGCCATACCTTTAATGCAGCAACTGTATAATACTCAAAAGGTTATTAGGCTAGTTAATCCTAATAACTCTATGAATGAGTACGTTATGAATAAAAGGCTTTACGATGATAAGACTGGTGAAGCAACTATTGTTAACGATATTACAGTAGGAAAATATGATGTTATCGTTGTAGCAGGTTCAACCTTACCTACAAATCGATACGCAGAACTTGAGTTTTATATGGATGCTTATTCTAAAGGACTTATTGATAGACAAGAAGTTCTTAAGAAGACAGAAGTGTTCGATATTGAAGGAGTTATGCAACGAACTGATACCATTCAGCAGTTGCAACAACAACTTCAAGCTTCTGGTGAGGAAATAAAAAAGCTCAAGGGAGATTTACAAACTCGTGATAGAGAATCTGTAAATCTAAGAAAAAGAGTTGCTGTTAGTAAAACCGAAACAGAGCTGGATAAGATTAAAAACAAATCTCAAGCAGCTAATGTTATTTACGAAAAGCGACTAGACGATATGCTTGCTGGCATAAAAAAAGAAATCGCAGAAGCGATTGGAAAAATGACTAGCTCACCTTCTCCCAGCAAAGAAGCAGCTAAAAAATAGGAGTTAATATGGAAATTGACAATGTACAGGACACCCCTCAGAATGCTAATCCAGGCAACGTTGACAGTGCGTTTGACCCAGTTCAAGCTAACGAGGGCTCCTCGAGCGAATTTTCCGTTGACGATATCATTCTAGGAAAGACGGAAGCAGCTGACGAAGTATTCGCCACACCTGCGCAGGAACCAGAAGTTCAACCAGAGCCAGAGCAACCACAACAAGAGGCTTTAGCCCCTCCAGCACCAGAACAGCCAGTAGACCCTAAAAACGATGATACTCGTTTTCAGTATTGGCAGTCAAGAGCTGCAAGGTTAGAAAATCAGTTGAAAAATGTAGAGGCCCAGCAAATGCAAGCACAACAACAGCAAGCTGCAGTCCCTGAAGCTCCAGCTAAGGAAGAGTTTCCAGCTCCGCCTGAAAGGCCTAAAAAACCAAGAACATTTAGTAGAGAAGAGGCTTACAGTGATGGAAGCAGCGAATCTGCTAGGTATCTTGATGAAGTGGATGAATGGAGAGATAACATGGATGAGTACAATCAGTTAAAGCATCAATACGAGATTGCTACTGTTAAAGAGCAAATGCAAGCGCAAGAAAAAGCTAGGCAAGATGAAGTACTAAGGCGTCAAGCATATGCACAACAACAAAAGCAAGTTCATGATGTTAAGCAGTATGTACAGAAATCTCATGGATTTACACCTGAACAAGCAAATGAATTTGTTTCTCAGATGTCTTCTCCTGAATCAATAACAATGGATAATTTGGTACAATTGTGGAGATTCCAACAAGGACAACAAACTCCTCAAGCTGCACCTGCACAGCCTTCTCAAGCGTTTCAACAAGAGAAAAGGGCTTCGCAGGTACCATCGCCAATGGGTGTAATGCCTTCGGCTGGTGGACAGACTGATGGACGCTCTTCAGAAGACCAGATTATGGACAAAATGATTGGGGATTTTAATAGTAAAAATCCCTGGAATAAATAATCGCCCTACTTGAAGACCAAAAGGTAGTTGATAGAGGGTAAAAATAAAGAGGTATAATAATGTCTACATTTTATAGTGGTCAGCCTGGCTCAACCATAGCCAACGCTAGTGCTGGATTGTCTATAGATGATACACGTAGAGTCTTTAATTTTGGAGATAGAGTTGCAGAGCTTGCTCCAAATCAAAGTCCATTTTTTGTGTATTTGTCTAAGGTAGCCAAAAAGCCAACTAATGACCCAGTTTTTAAATGGTTAGAACAACGCCACCAATGGCAAAGAAGAAACTTTAAACTAGGAGATAGCGTTGATAGTGCTACTTACGCAGTTGGTGATGCGATTGATGGTGATAATACAACTAACACAGTTAAGTGTTATGTTAATTATGATAAATTTGGCCAAATTCAAAGTGCTGAATATAAACCTGAATTTTTTACAGCAGGTTTAGTAGTTGCTATTGAAGATACAGCAGGGACTCCTAGAAGGTTTAGGGTAAGTGCAACTCCTACAGTATCTTCAGGAGCAGGGACTGTTGAAGTCGCTATGACAGCATTAGAAGCAGGGACTTATGTTTTTGCAGACGATGCTAAAGGTCAAGTAATTGGAAGTTCATTTGCTGAAGGAACTGACACTCCTGACGGATGGGAAGATTCAATGGTTGATGCTGAAGGATATTGCCAGATATTTAAAACTGGTATGAGTATTTTTTCAGGAACATCTATGGCTACTGAATACAGGGGCCATGCAAATGAGTACCAAAGAATCTGGCAGGATAAGTTAATGGAACATAAGATGGATATTGAACAGGCCATGCTTTTTGGCTCTGGCTCAACAGGGAACGATACTGGTTCAGCAACTGCTCCTCAAAGATATAGTCATGGAATAATTCCTTATACTGAAAGTAATGGAAAAGTGTTTAATATGTCTTATGCTTCATCTGGCTATGATGCTTTCTTAGATGCAATGGAAGATTACTTTGCACCTGAGTCTGGCAATAGTGGTAATAAGCTTGTTCTAGCTTCTAGAAAGATTATTACTTATCTAAATAAGCTAGGTAATGGCTCATTTTTAAACAACTCTATCGGTGCTAGTCAGTATAAACTTGATGTTGATACTATACCTGGAGCTTTTGGTCATCAAGTAACAGTAGTAAACACTATTTTTGGTAATTTGCATTTTGTTGCAGAGCCTTTATTAAGAGGTGTTTGGGAAAATTATGCTGTTGCAGTTGACCTTAAAAATGTAGCTTACAGACCATTAGTGGGTAATGGTATTAGTCGAGATACCTTCATTGAAACTAACGTACAAGACAATGGCGTTGATGGAAGGCAAGACCAAATCATCACTGAAGCTGGCTTGGAAATTAGTCTCCCTGAAACTCATGCAGTTCTTAAGTTTTCTTAAGTAGGAGGTTTTATGGCTGACGTACAAAGTAATAACGGGTGGACTAAAACCGAATTAGGTGATGGTTGGGTTAAGCTAACAGAAGTATGTGATGCTTTTGAAAATGGTGGTACTGACTCAGTTCTTACTACAGCTATTACAAACACTACAGCAAATGCTGTTACTGATGGGCCTACAATGCCTATTATTAATGAGTTAAAAAAAGCTGGAGAGTTTATGGTAGAAGTAACTTTAGGAGCTGGGACTATAGACGCTAATACAACTATACATGCTAAAAATAGTGCTGGAACTTATCAGGTGATTTCGGGGTTATTGACAGAAGCGCAAGCTGCTTCATCAACATCTCTTGCTTCGTATTCTGGGGCAATAACAGATGGAATTAAAGTAGTAGTTGACAAGGACAGTGGTACTGCCACTAATACTTGCACTGTTTCTTTAATTTATTACAATGGCGGCCCTAATCAGTCTGATTTAACTATCACGAATGCTGACCCATCATAGTAAGTAGATTGTAATTAGGTTTAGGGAGGGGCAACCCTCCCTAACCTTATAAAAAAGGAATTTTTTAAATGGCAGAATGGAAAAAAGTGCAAGGTACACCAGCAAATGGCGGAGTTAATAATACTGTATATGCTTGGCAATATACTATTCCAGGGCAAGCAAGTGGTAATGACCCTCAAAAAACAGCATCTTTTACTTTTCCTATAAGAGGTGATTTTTCATATATAGTAAAAAGTGCTAATTCTAATTATACTGATGAAGCTACAAGTATAAAAGTTTATGGCTCAATGGACAATAGTACATGGGTTGAATTAGATGCAGCTACAACTAAAACTTTAGACGACGCTCCTTATGTTGTAACTAATTCTTATGATTTAGATGCAAAGGGAAAAATGCCTTTTATGTGCATAGAGGTTGACCCTGCTAATAATACAGATGGAGCGCAAGGTGCTATTGTATATATAGTGGACCACTTAGAATAATGAAATTAGGTAAATGGTATAAATATATGTATACAAATATGGAAGTAGATTCATTATCTACTATTAATGGAACATATTTTGCTAAGTTTACTCATACTGGAGGAAACTCAGCTACATACCCATTAAAAGCTAGGGTGTTAACAGAAGACGCTTTTGATGGTAAAACCTATGATATACAAATAAATAATGGTTCTACAGATACATTTAGATGGTCTGATGATGGCGGAAGTACTTGGAAATATTTAAGAGCAACTGGAACTAGTTATACTCTTATAGAGACAGATAGATGGTTTGCTCTTGCTCCTGGGTTAGAAATTAAATTTCCAACAAAAACTGGATATAATGGGGCAGAATCTTTTTCATTAATTAATACGCCAGTAACTCAACAAAGTCCTTATTATAGAAACCCAATAAAAACATTTTATGAAAAAGGTATATGGTGCGTATTAGAGCACCCAGATTTACCTACAACAAGTGATAAAACAAAATTTACAGATGACTTCCCAATTCCTATAACAAGTGACTTTACAGTTGTTGTAAATCCAGATAACCATGTAGTTCAATCTAATGTAATATCTGGTAATAACATGGGGGTAGATATACATTATATGCTATCAATAGATAAAGACACTACAGCTGCTAAGTCAAATTACGAAGAAAGACTTAAAATGTGGGAAGATGTTAATTTAGCTGATGAAAATACAGCTGTAGCAGAAACCATTGCTTTAGATACATTAGGAGCAGGTGGTGGAGAATTTGGAGCAGGTAAAGGCCCTTTTGGAGCTGTTAAAGTAGAGTTTGTAGCAGGGTCTGGAACAGAGGTAATAGCTGCTCCTAGTGCAAATAAATTTAAAGTAGGTCTTTTCCTACACAACTAATAATAAAGAGGTATAACATGGCAAAAAGTGAAAAAAAGAATATTAACTTAATACAAACTGCTGAAGTTATTACAGCTCAAATGTTTGGCGCAATGCCAGGCAAAGCTATAGGCGGTGGAAAAGGTAAAGGAAAGTCAGTTGCTCCTAAGCCTAAAAAGGCAAAAAAGATGCCACCACAAAAAGAAGTAAGGCAGGCAAAAAAAGCTAGAAAGACTGCAAGAACTGCAGCTAGACCACCAGCTAGAAGTCCAAGACCAGGCAGGAGACCATAATGGCTAATTTTATCCAAAATGGAGGCAAATGGGGTCCAATTGATGAAGGTGGACAAAAGTCTTATGAAGGTAGACAAATTGTTATAGATTTTGACAATACTGAAACTACTAGCATAATGTATACAAACCCATTTGGCGTTGCAGTTTCAACAGAAACTGAATTTGTTTGGAATACAGAGGCTGTAGATTGTGCTAATACTGCTGATGTTCAAATTATGTGGCAAGGGACTGATGACCCATCCGTAGCTAATGCAGCTTCAGGTAGCGGTTCTGATGTTTCGGCAGAAGATACAGGATGGACAACAGTTGAACTTTTAGACTTAAATGGCAGTAGTGCATGCGATACAAGAACAGTTGTTAATTTATCAGGGGTTGCAAATATAGTAAACAAAGCTTATATGAGATTAAAGTTTATTTTAACTGCTGCAAATCCAGGTGATGTAAATATAACCTGTAGATTGATAAATTTACCTGCAATAGGTAGTATTACGCATAGCACTGCTCTTTAATGGCTAAAAAGGTAGTATACTCAAGTAGCACAGGTAATCCATGGCATGGAGTTAAACTGGATACCAAAAGGAAACTTAACACTCAAAAGAAAAAGGGTAAATAATGGCATTAAGAGAGAGAATAGAAAATTATACTGGAGATATAGATGCTTGGAATAGCCAAGATATTAACTCACAAGCAGACCAATGGTCTGTTGATGCTGTTAATGCTATTGTAGGTATAGTTTCACAAGGAAGACCTGATTTACTTCCTTTGTTTGCTAGTAGCCCTTCTTTTACTGGAAGAACGCTAGGTTTGGGTACAGGCAAATCTAGCTATGTGTTGGATGTATTTTTAGACAACCATGAATGTGTTAAAATATCACCTCAGCTAAAACGTCAAGCTGCTGATGAAAATAGTATATACTATGCAGTAGCTGCTTCACCTGTGTATTATATAGAAAACAACAATGTCAAAGTGTTACCTGACTCAGGAACTGCTACTGCTAATGTTGTAGTATTTGATACTGCAATAGATGTATCTGCAGATAGTACAATAGATAATTTCCCAACAGAGTTTGAAAACTTATTTGTATTATTTGTATCAGCTAAAGTATTACAATGGAAATTACTTTATTATAGTACTTTATATAGCGATATAACAACTTCTGGTGACACAGAGGTAAATTTAGCTATAGATGAGTTAAAAGCTTCATTTGACAGGGCTAGAGATATGGTAATAGATGATGCAGGTCATACCGCAGACAACAATACAACAGATGGCTCTGGGTCTTACAGTTCATTGTACTGGCTAACTCAAGAAGATAGTGAAATGGTAGTATCTGCAAATCAAATAGCACAACAAGAAATACAAACATTAAGTGCAGCTAATACTGAGTTAAATGCTATTATAAACAAAGATACAGTAGCTTACAATTGGTTAACTGCACAAAAACAAGCAGTGATGCAAGAAATTGCATCTGAAATGCAAGCAAAAGGATTAGTAGGGACACCTGCTCAATAGGAGAATAAATGGCAGCTTTAACAGGAAATACAATAGCATCAACTTACAAGCAATTATTAAAGCTAACTAGCGAAGGCGTTGGAGCTGATGCTTCTGCTAAATATATAGAAGATGGGCTTGGTACTGATACAGCTTTATCTTTGAGTACAACTAGAGTTGGTATAGGAACTGCA